CTTCGCTTCAGAAGCCGCACAAAACATCTACACAAACACTGGCTACTTTGCACAGAACTACATCGCTAACCCAGCACAATGGGGTGCGTTGATCGGTGCTCAAGACACCACTAAGCGACCAGTATTTACTGCATTGCAACCAATGAACGCAGCTGGACAGGTATCAACAGGATCTATCCGTGGTAACGTGCTTGGTCTTGATCTATATGTAGACAAGAACTTCACAGCATCTACATTTGATGATGATTCTGCAATTATCCTTGCACCAGAGGCATTTACTGTATACCGCTCAGCACAAAACTTTATGAGCGTTAACGTAGTTTCAAACCTACAAGTACAGGTTGCTATCTATGGATATATGGCAACAATCGCCAAGATGCCTAACGGTATCTACAAGTTCAAGAAGACCTAATAAGACCGTTTAACCAATAAGTAATCCTCTGGGGTTTAGTAGCCCTAGCCCCAGGGGAGCTTTTAACAAAGGAGTAAAGATGGCAGCCACGTATGTGACCGTAGCCGAGTTGCGTTCTAACTTAGGCATTGGCACTCTTTACACCGATGCAACTTTAGAAGAAGTTTGCCAAACTAGCGAAGATTTAATTAACCAGTATCTGTGGTTCAACACTGCCCCAGTAGTAGGCACAGCATTACAAGACAATGTGGCAACTCTTATGCTTGCCAGCCCAAACGCATTTGCTGCGACTCAATCAATAGTGGTTAGTGGTTGCGGTGCCACATTTAACGGCACGCACACAATCACTGGCACAATCCCGCCAACATCAGGCACTACTAGCCTTATCCCAGTATTTATGTATAACTACGGCCAAGTTAATTACCCTAATGGCTATTCATTTGTTCAATATAACAAAACAGCAGCAAATCAAGTTTTTCATAAAGTATTACCTTATGGCGTGGCTACTGGCCCAGATCACAAGACTCAATCTTATGCGACAACCCCTGCTATAAGAGAAGCTGCGATGATCGTGGCCGTGGATATATTCCAGGCACGCCAGGTCAGTCAGACAGGTGGGGTCGGTATGGATGGGGTCAGCGCGAGTCCTTATCGGCTCGGTTTCCAACTGGTCAACAGAATCAGAGGCCTCATCCAACCGTATGCAGCACCCTCAACATTGGTGGGCTAATGGCCGCAATAAGTACCCTCAGAGGCACACTTGCAACAGCTTTAGCAAACGCAGGAGTCTGGTCTACCTTTAGTTTTCCCCCAGCAACTTTGCTTGCAAACAGCGTGGTTATCACTCCATCTGATCCTTACATTGTGCCAAGCAATAACAGCCAGACAAGCATTGCGCCATTGGCCAATTTTAAGATTTTAATAACTACGCCTGCATTTGATAACCAGGGCAACCTAAAAGGCATAGAAGATTTTATTGTGGCAGTAGTAAACAAACTAGCGGCATCATCCCTGGTTTATAACATATCAAGTGTCTCCGCTCCAGCTATTACAAACGCGGCTAGTGGAGATTTATTAACATCAGAAATAACCGTATCAATCCTAACGAGCTGGAGTTAAAATGAGCACACACGAAGAAGACTTAGCCTTCTTGAAAAAGACAGGCCAAATTAAAGACGCACCAAAACCAACTGCACAAACCAAGAAAGACGAGGAATAACAATGGCAATCTATTTAAATAATAACGTAGGTGTTAAGTTGGCTACCAATGCTGCGCCTACAACTCCATCTATCGACATCAGCGCATACGTAACAAACGCTGTTATCAATCAAATCGTAGACGAGTTAGAAGTAACTGCAATGGGCGATTCAGCACACAAGTTTGTGGCTGGTCTACAATCAGGTACTTTCACAATCGACTTTATCAATGACTGGGCTGCTAGCCAAGTAATGCAAACCCTAAACGATGCATTTGGCAAGACCCTATCAGTATCAGTAATTACCGTTAAAGGCACAGCTGTATCAGCTGCCAACCCAACCTACCAATTCTCAATCCTGGTAAACAACCTAACACCACTAGGTCAGGGTGGCGTAGCAGAGATCGCTACCTCTAGCGTTACATTTACAGTAAACTCCGCAATAACAGTATCGCCATCAGTGGCGTTCTAATTAAGGAGTAACAATGGCAAAGCTAAAGATAACAAGGGCTAATGGGGAAGTATCAGAGCACAAGATAACTCCAGGTGTCGAGTACGCTTTCGAATTGAAGTACGGATCAGGCATTAGCAAAGTCCTACGTGAGCACGAACGTCAAACAGAGATCTTCTGGCTGGCTTATGAATGCTTGCGTAGGGCTAATGCACAAATACCTTTATGGGGTACAGAGTTCATCGATACTCTGGAAACTGTTGAGGTATTAGACGAAGAAAAAAAATAATACAGCGCAACTCAACTTTATACAGCATTGCCGCTTTAAGTGTAGAGACTGGAATTGCGCCTAGCGAGTTTATAAATATGGACACAGAAATGTACGCAGCCATCGTACAGGTCTTAACAGATCGGGCTAAGGAGATCAGAAATGCCAGTCGTAGTAAACGGCGTTAGAGAGTTCCTTAAAGCAATTGATGAGATAGACGAGGATATGTTTAAGAACGTAAAAGCCTCGCTAAAAACACCTATGATTAAAGTGGCCAATCGATCTAAACAAGAGTTTCCAGATAATAACAATGTTTTAAGTGGTTGGTTGAAACAAGCTGAACCACAAGAAGGCCAACGCAGACCGTTTCCTGCATACGATCAAAATACAGCTAGACAGGGTATCAAATACAAACTTGGCCCTAATAAGAAAAACAGAAGCGGCTACTCTGTTTACAACTATGTATCTAATGAATCAGCTGCTGGTGCTATCTATGAAACCGCAGGTCGTAAGACAGGCGGCTCACAAGGTGCATCACTAAACCCAGATGCAGGCATTCAGTTTATTCAAGCATTACCAAGCGTAGTAGATGCAACTATGGCTGGCTCAGTGGGTCGCAGAGGCCGTAAAAATAAGGGTCGAGTTATATACAAAGTTTGGAAAGAAGAACAAGGCGATGTCTATGCAGGCTTAAAGAAGGCTATAGATGATGCCATATTTGCGTATTACAAAAAATTACCATTAGAACAAAAAAATCAGGTATTAGGTTTTTACAAAGAGCGATCAGCTCGTGGATTTAAGGGCGTGTAATTGTGCCAACTTTAGTAGTCTCCGCACTCAGCACCTTTGATAACAAAGGATTAAAAAAAGGCAAAAAGGAAGTATCAGCCTTTGAAAAGCAAGTTAAGAGTTTTGGCAAAGTCTTTGCTGGAGTCTTTAGTGCCACAGCAGTAGTTAATTTTGGCAAGAAGTCAGTACAAGCATTTATGGCCGATGAGAAGGCTGCAAAGGCATTAGAACAGCAATTAAAGAACGTTGGCTACCAATTCAGCGCACCAGGTGTTGAGAAGTATATTGCCAGCCTACAGCAAGCCACAGGCGTATTAGATGACCAACTACGCCCAGCATTCCAATCTTTACTGACTGTTACAGGATCAATTACTCAAAGCCAGGATGCATTAAACACGGCATTAAACATAAGCGCAGCTACAGGTAAGTCAGTGGTAGAAGTTAGCCAGGCATTAGCCAAAGGCTATGCAGGTCAAACGACAGCTCTTAGTAGACTAGGGGCAGGACTAAGTAAGGCCACACTCAAGTCTGGCGATATGAATAAGATTATGGCCGAGCTTAACAGCAAGTTTTCAGGCCAATCAGCAGCAAGGTTAGATACTTACGCTGGCAAAATGGATCTATTAAAAGTATCTGCCGAAAACGCCAAAGAAGAAATTGGTAAAGGCATATTAGATGCTTTAAGTTTACTTGGCAAAGATAACAACATTCAAACTGCAACCGATCTTATGGATGGTTTTGGCAGGGCCACAGCAGATGCAATCGTAGGCATAGGCGTATTGGCATCAAAATTAGAAAAACTTGGTAGCACCAAAGTTGGTGGCGCATTATTCAACGTAAAGAACATCCCAGTATTAGGTGCATATATTGCTGGTTTCCAAGAATTGGGTGCAGCAGAAAGAGCTAGAACCGCACCATCAAACAAAGAGGGCCGAGCATCAAGCCGAGTTTATTTACAACAATTACGCCTAGAATCTAAAGCCTTAAAAACTGCAACCGATTTACGTAAGGCAGAAAACACTCAACTTAAAGCCAAGTCAGAGGTAGATAAACTTAAAGATAAGTTTGATCTTGAACGCATTGGCTTAACCAAGGCATTGAATGATGAAACTAATGAAGAAATAAAGAAACGTATTGAAGCCAAGATAGCCATACTAGATAACAATGAGGCACTGGCCAAGAAGATCAACGCTGAGTTAGAAGCTGGTAAAAAAGCCAAGGAATTGGCGGATGCCTTTGGTGGCGCAGCTGCTCAATTAACAGCGCAAATTATCAAGATGCAGGCTATGAACGATGCTTTAATAAATAAGATTAACGATAAGATCGCAGCAGGCTTAGTCAATCCAACAGGCATAAACATTCCTGGCATTAATCAATTATTCCCAACACCACAAGGGCCATTAGGTAGCATCGATTACACAGTGCCAATGGGTAGTGGCAATCCAGTTTATGCACCAGGCACATCAGGCACACCGATGTCTTATGCAGACGTTAGGCTTACAATCGATGTGGCGCAGTCAGGCGATCAATTTGCTCAGTTAATAGCCGATAGCGTGCAGGTAGCACAGAGAAGCGGATACAGCACTACATCTGCTGGATCATTAAACTAATGACCGTACCTGTAGTAAATGCAATAATTAACTTTAGCACTGGCCCTGCAACCGCCCAGGCTATGATCTTTGACCAAGGTATCTTTGGCACAAACGTTTTTGCAGATTCAGCAGCTGTAATCGTAGATGTATCTAGCCAAGTGTTATCTGTGCAGACCAAGCGTGGCCGTAATGCACTGTCGGATCAATTCCAGACTGGCAACTTAACACTGCGCATAGTAGATCAGAATGGGGATTTTAACCCACAGAACCCGCTATCGCCCTATGCGGGGCTCCTTAGCCCAATGCGTAAGGTGCAGATTACTGCTACTTACTCAGGTGTTGTTTATCCAATCTTTCAAGGTTTTATTACAAGTTATGTAACTACATATCCTAAAGAGACAGAAGATGTTGCATATACAACTATCCAAGCTGTAGATGCCTTTAGATTAGCCAATAACGCACAGATCAGCACAGTCACAGGTGCAACTGCTGGAGATTTAACTGGCACACGTATTAACCAAATCTTAGATGAGATCGACTGGCCTAACTCTATGCGTGATGTGGATGCAGGTTTAACTACAGTGCAAGCAGATCCTGGGACAAATCGGACAGCATTACAGGCTTTAACCACAATAGAAAATACTGAATACGGTGCACTATATGTAGATGCTAGTGGCTCGTTTGTATTTCAAGATAGATCAGTGACTGTTAGCTCTATTGGTGGCACACCAACACTCTTTGCAGATGATGGCACTGGTATCTATTACAAAGATGCTACTTGGGTGCTAAATGACGTTCTAGTATTTAACAAGGCAACTGTATCCAGGCTAGGCGGATCACCACAGGTAGCCCTAAATCAAGCATCTATAGATAAGTACTTCTTGCATTCCTACTTCCTAAATGATCTTATGATGCAGACAGATGCCGTAGCCCTGGACTATGCCCTGGCTTATGTGGCATCTAGAGCTGAAACTAGTATCCGAGTGGACTCCATCACCCTCGACCTATACACAGCCAACTACAACGCAGGCATCCTGGCATCTTTAGAGCTTGATTTCTTTGATCCGATCACAGTGCTGACCACCCAACCAGGCGGATCAACCATAGAGAAAACCCTACAGATTTTTGGAGTGAGCCTAAATATCACCCCAAATAGTTGGAAAACCACCTTCACAACGCTCGAACCGATCATAGATGGGTTTATAATAGGCAACGTAGATTACGGTGTCTTAGGACAAAACGTTTTATCTTATTAAGGAGTAGAAATGCCATCAGGTTTACCAGCCGTAACAGGCGATGTATTAACAGCAGCCAACTATAACTCTTTGGTTGCCTTCACAGTAGGCACAGCCAACACATCTGATTACACAGCTGTACTTGCAGATTCATACCAAGTACTAGAGGTAATGAACAAAGCAACCGCTATTGCATTCAAGATCCCAACAGATGCAAGCGTGGCATTTCCAGTTGGCACAGCACTTACAGTATTAAACATTGGTGTTGGTGACTGCACAATTAGCGCAGTAACACCTGGCACTACAACAGTGTTAAGTGCTGGCGCAGTTGCAGCATCTCCAGTCCTTGCACAATACAAAACAGCAGTCTGCATTAAGACAGCTGCTAATACTTGGTATGTGGTAGGCGGAATTGCTTAATACAATCCTTGGCACTTTATCTAGCGGGGTAGCGGCTTCTACCAGTTCTTATGAATCTATTGCTACTGTTAATAGCACAGGTTCAAGTGTAACATTGACTTTCAACTCTATTCCCTCAGGCTATGCTTCATTGCAAATACGAGGCTTGTATAGCGGAGATGGTGGTTTTTTAATGACTATCAATGGAAGCAGCAGTGCCATTTATGCTCAGCATTTATTAAAAGGTGATGGTTCAAGCGCAAGTGCATCAGGTCTTGGTTATGGTTCAGGTTATTTTAACTTTACTCAAACTCCAACAGGAAGCACTACAACTCTGCACGCTTGCATTATAGACATTCACGATTACGCATCTACTACAAAAAACAAAACAATAAGAATGTTTGATGGATATGAGGATAATAGTTCTGGCGATGTTGCATTGTATTCAGGATTATTTGGAAGCACTAATGCGATTACCTCAATTACTTTAGACAGCAATGGCACTTGGCGAAACAATACGCAATTTGCCCTCTACGGAATCAAAGGTGCATAATGGCAATCACATACGAGAAAATTGCATCAACTACTTTGGGTAGCAATACCGCCAATATAACATTTAGCAGCATCCCTGCAACATATACAGATTTGAGAGTAGTTTGTGTTGCAACTGGTTCTGGCAATTTTGGCGCAAGACTGAATG